GTTTCTGGAGTAAGTTATTGTAGAGTATATGAGAATGATAGTTTAGTTACTGATTCAGATAATATTCCTGCTAAATCTTTTGAAACTGTTGCTGAAGGCGGTTCTAACGCAAATATTGCTGCTAAATTATTCCAAATGAAAGTTGCAGGCATAAAATCTCATGGAGATATTACAGTAGAAGTTAAAGACGATCAAGATATTCCTCATAATATTAAGTTTTCAAGGCCTAGTAATTTATATATGTGGGTCAAAGTTGTTATTGATTCTTATAATAATGAGGAAGACTTCCCTGCTGATGGTGAAGCTGCAATAAAAGAATCGATATTAGAATTTGCTGAAGATTATTTTAATATAGGAGATGTTATTGTAACACAAAAATTCTATAAGCCTTTGTATGAAATTGAGGGTATAGGATCTGCTACAATAACTATTGCTTCAACTGCAACAGCAGGAGGAACACCAACTTATAGTGCTTCTAATATTAATTGTTCAATAAAGGAAAAACCTTTATTTGATTTAAGTAGAATTGACGTTACATTATAATGAGCATTTACGATACTATAAAACAATTAAATATTGAGCAATTTAAATCATCAGAGAATTTTAATAAAGTTCTCCAGGTTGCTGCTAGTACTTTTGATGAATTAGATACTGTATTTGCTGATTTGAAAGTTATTTTAAATATAACAACTTCGTCAGGAAAACAATTAGATTTAATTGGTCATATTATTGTAGAAGGAAGAAATGGTAGAAATGATGCTGATTATCGTTCAGCTTTAACTTTAAAAATATTTAAGAATACTTCTAGAGCTTTTGTAGAAGATATTGTTGAAATTTTAACTATAGTTACAAATGCTACCAAAGTTGTTTATTCAGATAATCCTCCTGCTGCTTATACTATTTATACAAATGGAGAAACATTGCCAACAAATATCAAAACAACAATTGATAGATTGTCGGCTGCTGGAGTTGCAGTTTTAATTTATGCATCAGATGGTCAAATTCCATTTATTGCAACAGAAATTGAAACTACACAAGCGAATTTACAAACTGATTCAGGAGATGATCTTGTAGATGATGCAGGATCACAATTTGTTGTTGATTATGAATCAGGAGTTGAAAGTAATAAACTCCAAAGTATTTTCGGTGGAAGAGAATTTGGAGTTGTAGAAAATTTAGATTTAATAACTGACACAGGAGATACTTTGGTCACAGATACAGGAGCAATTTTAGGTTGTTACGATGAAGATCAAAATATTACTGATGGAGGATTAGCAAATTTAGCTTATCAATAATTAATTATTTAATATTATGTCGGTAAAACCAGATAATACAATAGAATGGGCAACTGATGATGCTACTGAAACTAGACAAGGTGGAAGTAACAAATTAGAGCCAACAGATGAACTAAAACAAAACGGAAGTTTAGATGGAAATTATGCATTAAATCATTTAAATTTTATGTTTAATGTTTTAGGATTGTGGAGTAAGTTCACAAATGATATGGTAGAAGTTGTTGACGGTGTAGGAACAGGATTAACAAAAGATGGTCATTTTTCATTTATTGTTGCTTTTGATAGCACAAATTTAGATGACTATGTTTTAGGTTTTGCTGATAAGCCAACATCTTCGGCTGCATCAACAAAAATAATAAACAACAATACTTTAACATTTGGAACTGCTGATGCAGATGGGACTATTCCTATATCAGGTGCTACAGCAGCAAATATTAAAGCTTTTAGTATTAATTTTAAAATTAGTTAGAAAATTATGGCAAATATTACAGTCCCAGGTTTACCAGCGAAAACAGGAACAATCCTAGATGCTGCGTATTTACATTTGAACGAGTCTAGTATTGATAAAAAAGTCACAATAGCTCAATTATTAGCAAAAATCGAAGCTCAATATTCAGCAGATATTGTTACCTTTTTAGGTTCAGCAAATAAAGCTGAAGGAAGAGCTAATTTATCCATTGATAGAAGAGTTACGGTTGATGATGCAAATTATACTATTTTAGCTACAGATAAGGTTGTTGCTCAAATAGGAACTATGTCTACAGCTAGAACATTTTCGCTTCCTGCAGCTTCAACTGTAGAAGCAGGAGCAAAAATAATTATTATTGATGAATCAGGTTCAGTAGATATTGTAAATAAAATAATTGTTCAAAGAAGTGGAACAGATATAATTGATGGTCAAACGTCAATTGATATTAATAAAAAATATGGACAATTAGAATTAATTTGCGATGGAACAGATAGTTGGAAAATAGTTAGTTCTAGTGCATCTATTTTACAAAATAACTTTATTAATAAAAACCTAATAATTAACGGAGACTTTGAAATAGCGCAAAGAGGCACTTCTTTTCCTTCTATAAGTAACGGAGAATATACACTAGATAGGTGGGCTTACTTCTTATCTGGAACTAGTGTTCACGATATATCGCAAGATTCAGATGTTCCAACAATAGTGCAGGCAGGGAGGGTAATCCCTAAATCTTTACTTATTGATTGCAAGACCGCTCAACCTTCTATCGGTGCTGGGGATTTTGCAGTTTTAGAGCATAGAATAGAAGGTTATAATTATTTAAATATTGCCGCAAAAGTATTCACAATTTCTTTTTGGGTTAAAGCTACTAAAATAGGAACTTATTGCATCGGGCTTGGTAATAATTTAGATGATAGAGAATATATATCTGAATATACAGTAAACGCAAGTGATACATGGGAATTTAAAACCATTACAGTTGCCTCACCCCCAATTACTGGAGGTTGGAATTATGAGACTTTAATTGGTTTAAGGGTTAGATTTGTCTTGGCAGCAGGTTCTAATTTCCAAGATATAGCCAATAGTTGGCTTACGACCGTAGGAGCTAAATTTGCAACCTCAAACCAAGTCAACGCCTGCGACAACACAGCTAACAACTTCCGCCTCGCTGGCGTTCAAGTTGAAGTTGGAAGTATAGCAACTGAATTTGAAAAAATATCAATACAAAAACAAATAGAATTATGCCAGCGTTATTATGAAAAAAGTTATAATTTACCTACTGTTCCAGGTTCTGCCGTATCGGAGGGTATAGTATATTTAAGGGTAGGGGACCCCACTAGTGGCGTAATGACTATATACAGTAAATATCAAACACCTAAAAGGGCTTTACCTATTTACTTTATATGATACCGCTGGAAATCCAGGCAAGATAGGGTACTCTGGAGTTGGTAATAATCAAGTTGGCACTGTATCAGATAGTGGGTTTAATTCATTTGCGGTCAGTACTGACAGCTCTACTAGTAAAAATGGCTTATTTTTTCAATATATAGCGAACTCAGAACTTTAATAAATAAATTATGATTATAAACACAGTAAAAGAATTAGAAAATAGTTATTTAGTTAATGGGGTTTCCACTATTTTTAAAAAATATGGTGCAACTGGTTATGACAAAGTGCAAGACTGGATAGCAGAAGGCAACACGCCAGACCCTGAATTTACAGAAGCGGAGATATTGCAAAACGCTAAAGATGGTAAAATAAAG